TTGTAGATAACATTGTTACCTTCAAAACTTGGAACTTGATCCCATAATTCACTTTCTATTCCGTTTTTATCTAATCTGTACAACCAAACATCAGTGTCATTTATATTTGCTGCATCAATATCTACTATTTCGTTAGTACCGGGCTGTGTAATATCAAAACTTCCAGTAGTTGTAGAACCTTGCCTGAAATGTATAAAAAATCCAGATGATGCACTACCTGCTCCTCTACCGTCATCTCTATATATAAAGGCCAATTTATTTCCTAATGCAGGAGGTTCCTCTTTTATTTCATGAAGTTCATTATCAATTATGGTACTTACTAATTCAAACTTCATATTACGACCGTCTACGTTTTTTGTAAAACCAAAAATAGGGACGTCAACATTTGTGCCTTGAACTCGGTATTGTTCTGTAGGAACACCATAAATTGTGTCTTTGATATCAGGATTACCAAACTGTCTACTAGGATTTAATGCAGCATTAATTACCTTAATGAACTGTTCATACCAATTTGCGTTTGTAGGATCGTTCCAAAGTATTGTTTGATTGGCAATATTCCTACCATTACTGTCTACAATTGTTTCAGTAGTAGAAACAGTGCTAAATTTCAGAAGTCCGTTGCCGGCACGATTACGTTTAGCATTGTAAGAAAGTAATCTAGCTAAACGTAAAACACTTTCTCTACGTTCTGCTAATTCTAGAAAATTTTCTCTTGCATTTAAATCAACTCTAAAACTAATACTTTGTCCTAAAAATGCTATCAAATCAATCAAAGCTAGATATTCACTAGATTCGATATAGTCGTTAAAATCTTCTGGATAGTTTTCTCTAATGTAGCTGATCATAACGCGACGAAGATTTTCAAAATCATAGCTTTGAAAATCTGCATTACGAAAACTTTGATATACTCTTTTCCAGTCTTCTGCGACTAGTAATCTATTTTGACGGTCGGTAGCTGACATCTATAATTCCTGTATATCTATATTTATTTTATTGATTAACTTGGGTTTTAACTTGTAATCTTATTATCTTGATCAAATTTAAATTGCATTGTTTCCTGAATGTTATAAGGAAGATAAATTAGAGTAACTTCTATTTGAATACCAGATTCATACTGGGATACTATTAATCTATCTGCCTTAACTCTAGGATCGTAATTGATTACAGTTTCTACATCTTTTATAATTAAATTTCTAACTTCTTCAGTGAAAGGTTCAAATAACATATCCCAAATGATTGTTCCAAATGTAGGATTTTCTAAACGCTCGCCTTGCCTTATATGGAAATGATTAAGTATATCCTGCTTAATTAAACTAAAATCATAAAGAGCAAATGCTTCAGAATCTTTACTTATGGTACTAAATCCTTTATAAGTTTTAGAACCTGTAATTACTTGACTAGAAGGTGCTGGACCTTTAAGTGTAATCCTATCATAGAGTCTATTTTTAATCATTATTATCTTCCTCTAGTAACTTTTTTAAACGAGTCAGTTAGTGTAGTAGCTTTTTTCCATGCTTTTGGCGGTGTTTTTAATTTCACAGTAGGACTTCTAACTACCACTACAGGTGTACTGGGTTTAGAAGGATTATTAGGAAAAGTTGGATTGTTAATAGACGGAGTTGTTGGCTTTATTCCAGATCCTGGTTGAACACCTGGAGGGTAAATACCTATTCCGGATATAGGATAGTTAATCTTAGTCCAACCTACTGCTGTATACCAGTCTTTGTATTCAGTTGTATCAACTGTGGTTGTTAAATTTACTCTAATAAAATCAGACTCTACAGTTTCTTTATCATAAAAAACTTTTAGATAAACCCAGCCAAATGTCTTACTAGGATCTTTTATTACTGCATCTTCAAATAATACTAACTCTTTGTCAGAGGCAGTACTAGCACAAACATTCATGGTTTTACCTGTATAAAATGCTGTTAGTAGTTCGTCTGTATTTTTTACAGAAGTGTATTTTGCAGGATCGTTACCATTGAATTCTATCACACCTGTTCCAGCTCGAGCACCACTCCACGGCACAAAATTAACAGTATTTCCAAATGTGCCATATCGTGCTCCATAAAAATATCCAAATTGAAAATTCACCTGCGCCGGTACGCCGTTTTTCATTGTTGGAAGATTTTCCAATTTTAAAGTGATTTTTTTAGCACCCGGAGGAAGGTATACGCAAAATCTATATCTAGTAGACCAGGCAGGTACTGCAGGATCAAAAGTAAAACGGTTACCTGTTTTAATACCTAACAATACACTTTTTCCAACTACTCCATTTTCCGCTGAAACTTTTTCAGGAGTGTAATCTTTTAAATTGTATCCTGATTCTCTAGCAGCAGGTATGAAAGTCTGAACAGCAGTGTTATCGTCTAAGGTTTGAGGATCTAAAAATCCAGTTTCGGCGAGATCGGCATCGCCATAGAAAGTAAAAGCATTCTTATCTAACGGATAAGTGAGTTTTTCAAAATTATTTCTTGCAGGAAATCCTGTGCTTTCAAATACAATATTATTGTACCAATATTCGTATTTGTCTAAATCTGAGATAGTAACCTTATAGGTGTAAGGTAGATTTTCATTTCCCTGGGCTACTGGCATTTCAATGTATGATCCAAAAAATCCCCAAGAATCTCTAGGAGTCACAGTAGCATTATCAAACAACACTAATTCAGTGTCATAGGGACTACCGCCATGTACTCCTACATCATTACCAAAGGCTCGATTATCCCAAAGATATTTCCAAATTTCTTCATATTGTGGTCCAACAAGTTTCCAACTTTCTCTGTGCGCTGTTCCCAAAGTGTATATTCCGCCTACCCAGAGATTGTAGTTACTAAACACTGGATAGTTTGAACTTCCGGCATAAGGTAAGCTGCCTAAATGCACATACCAATTTGGATGAATTTTTTCGTCAATTTCATCTGGATTTCCCGAAAGTTTAATTTTCCATGTTATGTTGCTGACACACGGTGGCAACAGCCAAAATCTCTTAAAACTAGAATCTCGACTACGATCTCCCCCTAGTCTACCTGACATGTCAATTACACCATTATTAGCTCTTACTACAGAAGGTGGAAATTTATCATAAAAATTAAATGGAGGCCACACTCCTGTAACCTGATTATCAGTAATCCGTCCGCCTATAAATGTAAGAGTGTATGACTTTGCTGGCATGTTTATTCTTCTATGGTTGTGTCTACTGGGCCATATCTTCCATCTGCATCGCGATCTGTTATGTCTGGTTTAAACATTGTAGGGTCTAGATTTTCGTGATGAGGATAAGGTTCATATGTTGGAACTCTTCTAAGTATAGTTTCTAAATCCGTGACGCTTTCTGCACTTTGAGTATCCATATCAGGCAGAACATGTAAAGCCAAAGGATTAGGCAGTTCTGCTTCCTCTGCTAGTTCAGCAGTCTCTGCCTTGTCTGCTGTAGGTCCATTCATATGAATTTTTGATGCAGTTTCAATATGATTCTGTCCGCTGTTAATATGGGTATATTGTCCAGCAGTAAAAACGTTATTATCAGTTGTTTTAAGTTGAAAGCTCTTATCAATAGTAAATTTTGTTTCCTCATCAACTTTTAGATCAAAAGTTTGTTTCATGTAATGATACACGGCAGAATCTTGTTGTATATGAGTAACACCATTAATTCTATGATAGTACTTTTCCTCATAGGTAATATCAACTTGTTTTTTAATTTGTACTTTTTGATTTTCGTCTACTATCAATATTTGATCTTTCAGCACATGAGTATGCATTTCTTCTGCTACTTTGATGTTTAAATTCCTGCCAACTTCGATATTCATATCTCTATCAGCATAAAAATTAAAATCTTGTTTAGTTCTTATATTGATACTGTCATCAGCAAAGATATCAATTTTTCCATCACTGGTTAATTCTATCCATGCTGTTCCCCTAGAATTACCAATATAAATCAAATCCTCAGAATTATGCAATAAAATTTGATGGCCTGTTCTAGTTCTTAGTCTTATCAATTCATTATGCGGTCTAGTAACATCACCGTCTGTTTCTCCATCTTCTACAGCAGCATATTCGGGCGGCCCTTCGCTAGGACTTTGTTTACGTAGAAATTTGTCATCGCCATCATCCATGACAAAACTACTACCGCCTAGTCTACTGATATAAGCACCTTCAATTAAATGTTCAAATTTACCAACTTTTCCTCTAGGTCCATTTTTATCTACAGGTCCAGGTGTGCTAATTCCAAATACTGCGCTAGGTACTTCACGTCGTGCGCTACTGGTAGTAATTCCTCTAGTACTATCTTCTAAAAGACCTTGATCATATAAAATATCCTGAAAAGGATGAGCAGGTTTAGCAACCTGTGTAGTATCTTCTGGATTTCCATCTACTAACTTCTTATTATACTCTGCTACAGGCACTCTTTCTGCACGACCGTCAACATTTGAAGCAGTAGCAGCATATCCTGGAATCATAAAGTTCATGTTTTCGTCTTGTACGCAGCCTAACCAATAACCTTGTTTCCTATCACCATCAATAAAAACAACCATGACGATAGCACCTACATCTGGTGGCACCATCCAAAATCCATAACTTTTTTGTGTGGCATCATAGGTATCATCTTCACCATTAAACTGAACGCTAGTAGCACCACTAAAAGGACTAAGATATCTTACCATGGCCAATTGGCCTTCTCTTCTACTCTGATTACCTGTATAACGCAGTAATTCTACTTCTAATCCGCCCATGTAGGTAGGATCAAGATGGCTGACTACTCTTGCTAAAAAGGGACCTATTTGCGGGTCTGGTTGACCTGTTTGTCTAATTTCCTCTGCCATTTTTACCCTTCAAAGTCTCCTAATGCAGCCCTATTAGCTGCCGCTTCTTCATCACTGATATCGCCAGTGTAAGTATCATCGGATTCGATATCGATTTCTGGATCCACACTCTCGTCTGATTTGATACCAATACCGGTAGCATCTGGGACTTCGCCTTTGTTTTCTTGTGAGGGAATTCTTTGCAGACTTAATGTCTGAGTAAATTTGCCCTTTGCAAATTCTGAATTTACTGAATTCACCTTGTAAAGGCCACTGTACTGTTGCACTAATTCTGTACCACCTTCAGCTCCAAATTTATAAATTCCTCGTTCTTGATCTATGTCTGTGGGCGTTCTAAAATTTACTCTTATATAAACTTCATTACTTTGATAATCCATAGCGCCGTCACCGTTCATAAAAATCAAATCAGTACTAGGTGCTGTGTAATTTCCCATTCCACTGTCACCAAGATAATAAGGATCACCTAAAATTCTCATATCTAAGTTTAACATGTCTGCACCTTCTGTAACTGCATCCATGAAATTTCTAGCTATTCGTTGATCAACAGTTTCTTTTCCGCCGCCACCTTGGCCGTCGGATCTAAATCTAGTTATATCACGTTCTTTCCTCATTGGGAAACTTTGATCCTGAGGAGGAGCACCTGATTCTTCAGTGACTCCTGACAATTGGCTTTCTGCATCAGCAGATCCAAAATTTTCAGCTGACTTGATATCTTGGTTTGCCTGTAGATTATCTGCCTGAAATGCTTTGTAAAATGTAGTATTCAGTGTTATATTAAAATCTAAAATATCTAAGTTTTTTCCAGTATAGGTATAATTGTATTCTTTACAAACTGCTTTGTCCATTTGTTCTAAACCAGTTATTGGTTTATTAACTGGTATTAGATAATGAGCACTAACAGCATAGGGGACAACACGATAAACAATTAATTTAGGCTGGCGGCCTTTCTTGGCCGAATTTGAATCATCCTGAAGTTGATAGACTTGAGTGTCAATTCTCCACCAATCAACCATGCCTTTCTCATTGACCTGGGTCAGAGCATTTTGTCCATAGGTACTTAATAATAAAACCTGATTAATTACAGTTGAAATATCACTGTCTTGAGAAAATTGCATGATACTATTCTGAGGATCTATTGTGAGGTTACCGCGGGTATAAATTCCTTTTTCTTGATCGTAAACTACATTATCTTTACCAAATGGACTGTCACCGCCTCGGTACCCACTGAACCCCATACTAGCTATTCCTAGAGCATTTACTGCACCTTCTTCTTGAACTAGTGTTTCATTAGATCCAATAGATACATTAAGTTTTCCTAGAACATCACCACCACTTGCTCCATAGTTGGGATTTTTTGTTGCTGTGGCTATGTCTTCTTTGTCTGCATTATTTGTCAGTTGTGCTGATTTTAAATCTTGAGGAAATAAAATCACAATTTGATCTGCTATTTCTTTATTTTCTGAAGCTTGTTTTTTCAAATATTCATTGACAATTTTCTGTAAACTTCTACTGCCAGTCTGTAGCATTTCTTGTACATTGGCCTTGGCCTGTTGATCTTTAGGGTTGCAACTGATTGCGGTGTCGCTTTTTAATGCATGGTTTAAACTTGAAAAAGCCTGTTCATTATGTGGATAAGCAGAGATATCATATACTGAACCTCTATGTGTAACTTTCATTGAAACTTCTCTAAATCTCAACGGATACATTCTTCGTTCAGTAGGTAATGGCACTGCTAGAGCATCATCAGTATGCCCAGTAAAATCAATGGTCAATAAGTAAGGTGCATCTAGATAATTGTCATGTCCATAGGCCTTAGCGGCTTTTTGTAATGCAATCATAAAAATTCCCATACTGTAGGGTTCAGTAATTTGAAAACTGAACCCTGTAGCATTAGTGTTTCCTAAATTTTTATCAAACCCAGGCCTATGATCTATTTTTAAATTGTCTAAGAAAAATTCAAATTTACCGTATGCAGTATTAATTCTATTATCAGGATTTCCTGAGCCGCTCATTAAAATCAATTCATTAAATTTGCCTGCTCGGTAAGTATCATCTGGAAAATTTAAACTGTTATTATCTAATACACTGAGAGTAAAAATGTAGTTGAAACTATTATATAAATTTAGAATATTAGCATAAGGCGGTTGACCTTGAACGGGCGCTTTATCAATTGAACCTCGATTAAGTGCAGAAATATTAGATAAGTTAGCAAAGTTTGGCATGGCAAACTGAAAGGCTCCCAATT